AGCACGGGCCAACGCCTTGGTATAACGAGACGACAGAGAGTCGTACAGGTTATCCTCGATGGCTTCCTCCGTGATGGCGAAGCCCATAGCGATGGTCTCGTGGGTGTAGCGAGCAGTCCATGCTTCCTGAGCATTGTCATACGAAATGGCGGAGCCTTCGTTTTTGACGGGTGCTGCAGAAAAGCCAGACAGCTTAGTTTCTTCTTCAAACGAGCGATCAGATGTCTCGGTCTCGAAGATTTCAGCGTGCTCTTCACCATACTTGGCGTACTCCAAACCGAACAGAGCGTTCAGCCCCGGAAGGAGTTCTTTGAGTAGCTGGGCGCGTGAAATTGCCATGTTACATTACTCCTTATACGCCGGTTGCATTTTGATACTGGTGCATGCCCCAATTCCACTTGACGACCAGCTCAACAAACGTATCGGAACCAGTCTTGGTATCCGGAATAACGTCGATGACGCGAATCGGCAGAGTGTTCGTGGTGGCTGCAGAAGTCGAAAGCACGGCGACTTTCGAGTTTCCAGTAGTGGTCGTCCCAGCGTTTTGTACCAGCGCCACGTTGTTACCAACGACGGTGCGGCCAACGCCTGCAATCACAGTCGTGCCAGACACGACGGCGACCTTAAACAGCTGGTCGGGATCATCCGCAACATACGCGACAATGTCGGATGCTACGGTGTTTGCGGGGAAATACTGGCTATACAGCTCGTAACCCAGACTTGGGTCCGTGTATCTGCAGCCAAGAAAAATACCCACGGGGGTTGCGGTCGTAGTTCCGGTGTCTTTCTCCAGAGTACCGTCACTTACGAGCTTAACAACGTCGCCATTCAGCAGGTTCGTTGCATAGCCCGAAGCAATAGGAATCTGGCGCGTAGCACCAGCGAACACCTGACCACCGATCAAATTGATCGGCTTCAGCCCGTATGGGGCGTCAACGGTAGGATATGCCATATCTAGCTCCTGTTAAGTTCCATTACCAAAGGTAACCCGTGTCTTCCGCTCGTTAAAAAGCGGCATACGCGGATCGTTCTCACGCATGAAGTTGTTGTCTACCGAACGCATCTGAGACTTAGTCTGGGTAGTGTAATATTCATTACGCTCCTCGACCAACTCTTTAGGTGCTTTGCAGAGCATCAATCCACCAATTACCACGTTTTCTGCAAACCGTTCATTCTCAACGGTGACCATGGTAATCTCTGGGTGATCCACCGCTTTCACGGGTTCCCAACCTTCACGCAATTTCGAAGAAACATTCGTGGCGTCGACTTGCCCTTGCGTGCTTATGCGCACCCAGTGATAGTCATAACCTGCCTCGGGATTCGGCGACGGAAGAACTTCCGGGCGCTGCCAAGTCCGTTTACGCGTGGTCTTTTCACGGGTGTCAAGCTCGCGGTCTATGCGATTCTCAGCCATTTTGTTTCCTCATATCTATAGCAACCTGTTTGGCGTATTGTTCCGGGGTAAGTCCCAACCTCTTCGCAATCTGGACCTGTGTTTTGGTCAGTGTCACCCGGTTCGGCGCAGTACTGCGCGTTGCCGCGGCCACGACCGAGGTCTTCCGCTTCGGCTCTGGAGCCCTTTGTTTCGTGTCCTCGAACTGATCGGGGAACACTTGGCGCATACGAGTGTTAATCCGCTCGTAGTAGTCATCGCTTTGCGGGCTTACGCCCTCTTTGACGAGTTTATTGTGCAACCCCAGCGCAAAACTCGTCATCTCGTCATCGCTTTGGAACCAAGAATTGTCGTTCTTCCAATCCAAGGCCCGCTGGTCGACTTTAGGTGCCGGGGCGGGTTCTGCCTTAACTTGTACAGGTGTTTCGCGCTCCTGTAAAGTTGGTACCTTGAGGTTGTTTATCTTTTCGAGCTTAAGCCTAGCAGTGGTTAGCTTATCCTGTGCATTAAGCACAGAATCCGCATCGCCAGAGTCATACGCAACTTTGTACCCAGCCTTCGCGGATTCCATATCCATCGCTGCGCTGCGCTTGGCCTGCTCGATAAGGGCCGCTTGGCTCTTGGTGCTGGAGGTCTTCAGCTTCTGATTTTCATTAAACAGCTGCTGCGTAAGGCGCTCAAGCTCCTCGCGCGCACGCAGGGCCTCTTCTTTAGCCCGCCGCTCGTCGTGGTAACCTTTACTAAAGTGCTTGATACGCTTCCGGACTTTGTCGGAATACTCTTCGAGCTCTTCGTCGGTTACATCCTCTGGGGGATCAGACGGTTTGCGGTTACGGTCGGCAGGGGGCGTATCGTCGACAACCTCTACTGCTATGTCGTCCTCGACAACTACCTCAATCTCTCCCTTCGCCTTGCCCGTCTTTACCATTGGCTCCGCGGAAGAAGACTCGATGTCGATTTCTACTGTCTCATCGTCGTCGTCGTTTGGAAACCCAAACTCTACTTTTTGAAAAGGCATAGTCTAGCTCCTTACGCGCGCTGGATGCCGCGGGGGTCAGCAACCACCGCTTCAATCGAGTCATCATTCATCAGGCGATATTCAGTATCGCCCATACGGAAACGCGTGCCCGAGTTCATGCGGAACATGACGTAGTCGCCGGGTTCGCACCATGCGCCGGTAGGAAACCGGTCTGCGTCAGAGTACGCCTGCTCGCCAACGTCAACAACAAGCCCAATGATCGACATGATATGGTCGCGGTCGCGCTCCTTATCCGTCTTGATAATGCTTGTACCCTCGTAGGTCTCTGAGACTTGCGGGAGCGCAATGAGTACGCGGTACCCCACTGGTTTGGGCAGCTGTGCCTCAAACTCCTGTTCGTTAATCTTAACTGCTGCTTCAGTCATCATCGTTGTCCATATAGTTACGCGAGAGGTCTTCAATGTACGATTTGCTGGATTCGAGACCCCGAATTAATCCAACAACTTCCCTATACGCGGCGTAGTCCTTGGGAGACCCCCCGGCTAGGAATTGCGTTGCAGACGAGATTTGCTCGTCGATCTTATCTGTGAGCACGTCAAAGACGGTCTTTGCCATAGGTTATTTATCTCCTCTTGGCTTGTTCTGCTGCATGAGCTTAGCGACCTCGATAGCAGTCTTATCCTGAGCTTCGCGGCGGGCCCGGCTCATCTCGACGCCCTTTACTTCAGCGTCGATCGCCAGCTGGGTCTTGTCGACTTTCAGCTCCTCGGCCTTGAGCATCGCGTCCGTCATGCTCTTAGCTGTCTGCAGCTTAAGCTGTTCACCCTTGTACTGGGCATCAGCCTGATCCTTCGCGGCCTTGCGCTGGACCTCCTGCGCCTTGATCTGGACCTCAGCCTGCTGGAGCTGGAACATGGGGTCTTGCTGCTGCTGCTGGGCTTGCTGCTGAGCTTGCTGCTGCTGGTTAGCCTGCGTGAGCTGGCGACCGGCATCGGCGACGAGGCGGGACAGCTGGACTTCGACTTCCTGCGGCAGCTCTGCGTTGGGATCAGGCAGCGGTGCCCCGAGCTTCTCCTCGATCTGCTGCCGGTACTGGAACCCAAGGTGCTCGGCGATGTGTGCCTGCAACGACGTCATGATCTGCTGCGCCTGCGGGTTCTGGCCAATCATCTGTGCAATCATCGGGTCCTGCATAAACGACATGTGGGTCGCAATATGCGCTTGGTGGTCCTGATAGATAAACGACCGCATCGGCTTGCCAATCAGCGCGTCCATGTTCTCGCTGACCGGGTCAGTCGGCTTGGCATCGGCCTTTGTCGGCACGATCTTGTCCGCGTTCTTGATACCCAGCACCTCCATCATCTCGCGGTGGAGGACTGGCAGGTTGTAAATCTGCGGGGCCTGCTGGGACATCTGCAGCACAGCCTGATACTGCACAACGCGCTGCGCCATGGTCGAGCTGTTAGGATCACTGACGGGGATCACGTCCACCATCATATAGTCCGACCGGCGTGCGCCCACCTCACCACGAGTGGGCTGGTAGGAGTACTCTTCTGGGGCATGCTCGGCGATGATCGCCTTGAGCATCTTGAACTCTTGCTTCATCGCGTAGTGCACACGCGACTGCACAGCAGCCATTGGCTTCAGGGTGCGCTCAAGCAGCGCCAGCGTCGTACCCACCGGTGCGTTTGCCGACATATCAGAGATATTCAGGTCACTGATAGCCCCGAGGCGGCGGCCTTCCTGTGTGATGCGGTCCAAGAGCTGTAGGAGCGTCTGCGACGGCTCTTTATAGGGCAGCGGCATGATATTATCGCGGATAGAGCCCGACGGGACGTCTACATCCTTGAACTCGCCCGGCTCGATCGGGCTATCGTCGCCCTTAATACGCAGGCCGCGGGTTTTCAGGCCCCCCGGCAGGTTAGATAGCGTGCCAGCGTCGACCAACTGGCGAATCAGCGACGTTCCTGCGCGTGAATAGCCCCCGATGATGTGAATCAGCCCCAGTCCGTAGAACCCAAACCCCGGAACGTAGGGGTAATGGACAAAAAACTGATTTTTCAGGGGGATTTCGGCGTCTTCTTCGTAGTTGCGGCGTACCGCCAGCACCTCACCTGAGCCCCGCTCGATAGTGACGACGTACGGCACCGGCATGTCATCCTCGTCGTCCACTCCGGGGACGCACATCTCTACATGGCACTCATAGAGTGCGTAGCGGTTGTCGTCAGTCAGGCTGAACCCGCCGTCCTCGGCCTTTTTCTCCTCAACGTCGGAGTGGTACGGCACCGGCTCGCCCAGCTCGATGTCCCGATAGAAGCCTGCAGCCTGCAGCTTCTTCATCTCGTTCTTGGTTTTACGCATCACATGCGTAACGCGCTCTGCCGTCTCGATGTGACTCGCGCTGTAAGGCACGATAACGTCTTCTGCTGGGATATAGAGCGCCACTTGACGCCCAAAGTTCGGGTCGAAGTACACTTTCTTGAACGCAGAGCCCGCCAGACCTAGAGAATAGAGCATCCGCTCGTGCTCGGACCGGTACTCGACCATCCGCTCGGTGATCTCGTAGTTCATGTCGGCCTTGACGCGCTCCGCGGCCTCCAGCTTCTCCTTGCTCTCCTCGCCAAGCACCTTTACCTTTACCGGCCCAGCGGCTGGGAAAGTCTCAGACATAGTCTCAGCTTGGAACCGGATGGCTGCTTCAGCCAGAATCGTAGAAAACACCCCACAGGCACCCTCCCAAGGCTGCGTCCGCTCCTCGTACTTGAATCCCAGCACGTCCAGACCCTCGACGTAGGACTCAACCCACTCCTTCCGGCTCTGCATGTCGGCCTCGATCAGCCCCACGAGGTCGCTAGACAGGTCCCGCAGGTCCCCATCTTCCATGAAATCCGCTAGGTTTGCGTCAAATTCGGCCTCATCCACGGGTTCGGCGTCCGGAAACAGGATCACCTCCATGCTGCCGTCGTCCAGAATAACCGCCTCTGGGTCGACGATCTGAATCTCCAGATCAGATTCGAGGTCCATGCCCTCCATCTCATCGTCGTCAATGCCCATTGGGGCGCTGTAAATGCCTTTTTCGATAGCCATGTCTTATCCCTCAGTAGAAGCCGCCCCGGCGTTGTTTGAAGTATCTCTGCTCGTCTTCCTCGTCGGTCGGCAGGCGGATAAACCCTCCGCTCCGGAACCGCATGAGGGCCATAACTGTAGAGTCCACCAAGTCATCATGCGACATAAATGGAAATCCAGCAATCTCTTCGACCACTTCTTCGGCCCAGCGTGTCTGTGGAACCCAGCAGATACCCGATGCCACGATGTCTGCAACTGAATTTAGTCGCGCCAGCTTGTCACCTGACCCGCGGTGCGGTGTATATTCTGAGACTGGCAGCCCCATCCGACGCATCTCCTGATACAGTGCAGTGCCCGAACTCTTCTTCTCAACAATAAACGAGTCAGGCTCCCATTCACGGTACGCCTCCATCGCCATCTGTTTAAGCTCAGGGAACTCCATACGCTGCTTTATGCTATTTAACAATATGATGTTGTGCGCGTTAGTCTCTTCGTTGAGGAACACACCCCAAGTTGTTAGTGCGGTGAAGTCGGCACGGTTGTGTTTCTCGGCTGCAGCGTCGAGCGACATGATTATATACTCACAGCTGGGCGCGTCGTCCTTCTCCCACTGCTGCCACCAATCCCGCTTGATGAGCGCGGCCTCTTCGGCGGTGGGCTGCTGCTGGTACTGCGCGTTCCACTGAAACACCGGCATGGATGCCTTGGTGCGCGCTAGCGCTGCCAGATCAAAGAACTCTGGCCAGAGCGGCTTTTGTATAATCTTCTTTGTTTTGGGGTCCTCGACGTCGAGGATCGCGGGGAACTCCACCACCTCATACTGGTCGGCCTCAGCGTTCTTCCCCATGTCACGTGTTACACGGCCTGTAAGGTCGTCAAGGTGCCAGCGCGTCTGCACGATAGCTACCCGTCCGCCCGGCATCAGGCGGGTACGCGCGCCGAATGTGAACCACTCATAGGCTCGCTCAAAGGCACTGAAGTTACCATTCAGCACGTCCTGCTCTGAGTGGGGGTCGTCCACGAGCAAAAGGTCAGCACCGCGGCCCGCGATCGAGCTACCGATGCCGCAGGCAAAATACTCGCCCTTCATGTTAGTGTTCCACCGCCCTGCAGACTTAGAGTCGGTAGCGAGCGAGACTGTGGGGAATATAGACTTGTACGTATCTGTCGCGATGAGGTTACGCACCTTGCGCCCGAAGTCCACGGCGAGGTCCGTGGTGTGAGACACCATCATAACCTTCTTGTCCGGGTTCCGCCCAAGGAACCACGCAGGATAGAATATAGACACGAGCTGCGATTTACCGTGGCGTGGTGGCATGTTCACGCAGATACGGTCTTTATCCCCACGCTCAATGGCTGTCAGCATGTTGGCAAGGATGCGGTGGTGCCGCCCCACAAGATAGTTAGGGTCCATCTTCTTGCAGAACGCTAGCAGGTCGTCATACGCATCCTGATTTGTTTTACGGTTAGCCAGCTCGTCAACCATCAGGTCGATCTCAGCCAGCTCCTCGGGGCTCATCCCGTCCAGATTCTCCAGCAGTGCTTCTATCTCGACATCGCCGAGGTCCATCAGCTTATTCATCGTCGAACCCAAGCTCGGCGTCTACGTCGACAGCGTCGCCATCTATGATGATGGCATCTTCTATGTCTGGCTCTACCGGTTGCGGGGCTGTCAGTCTCTGCAGCTTTCTCCGCAGCTTCTCCTTTAGATCATCTGTCGTCTGGTGCGTGATCGTCACCTCGCTCTTCTCTGTGAAGAGCCCAACGTCTGACATCTTACCAAGCAGCTCCAGCGCCTTGATACGCACCCTTGGGTCCGGGTTCTCGGTCTCCAAGATCAGCTTGTTAGTGACAAGGTGCCGTACGGTTATCGCCGAGTCCACCACCTGACGCCCGAACTCGTCGAGAATCTTGTGCGTTTCTTTGATAACTGCGGGGGTGAGCTGCGCGGTGCGGGCAGTGGTCGTAGC